TTCCTCTGCCATTAAATGCGATTTTAATTCAGCTTCAACCTGAACTTTCTTAATACTAAATTCAGCTTCCATTTGCATTAACTGACTTTTAGTTTGAACTTCTGTTTGCATTTTTTGTATAGCTAATTGACCTGCCATTTCTTGAGACTTCAATTGTTGCTGAGCCATCATTGCTTGTTGCTGCATTTTCATTTGCTCTTCACGGTCTTGTTTCTTAACTCGCTTCATCTTTAATAATTGATTAGCAAGTTTAAGATTTTTTATCTCTCTAATATCAATAGCATCCTCAAGGTTAATATCTCCTTTAGATAGAGCTATTTGTATATTTTGTTCAAGTTGTCCTTTTTGTTCTTCATCAGGGGCTACTTCAATAAAAATACCAAAATCATAAATATAAAGGTCAGAAATATCTCCTAATATAGATACATTGTATCTACCTATTTGATTTATAAATTCATCTTTAAAATCAGAATATTCTAAAATATCTCCAATTCTATAAGTCAATGCTTCTGCCATTGAGCGATAAATATATAGACCACCTTCAAGTATATGACGTGTAGCTGTATTTGAATTTAAAGCTGCTAACTTTTGCAACCCGACTAATGAATTAGGGTCAGGAGTAGAACCATCTCTTGCTTCATTAAGTCCGGTTACGGTTCTAATCATATCCATATAGTGATTATAATTAGTAATAAGCATTTGAGTTTTACCTACACCTGTATTTGAACTTAATTGTGTAATAGGAATTTTTGCATTATTAAAATCACCATCTCCCGTAAAGCTTCTTCCGATTATAGAACCGGTTTGAAAATAAAGTCTTAAAGCATCTTCAGGATTATATGCAGCACCATTTCCTAGGTCAACCTCATTAAGACCATCTGCATCAATAAATACACCATCAGGCACAACTCGATTGATTACTTGTTGTAACTTCAAGTGAGTAATTTGAATAAGGTCAGCAAATGGTATCATCCTACGAACTAAAGATTCAATAGCTCCTTTATACATTCTTGGAGCACAAGCTACATAATTTGGTAAAGCGTGTTGAGAAGCTGATTTTGGTCTTACCATATTCTCAGACATTTTCCATTGCAAAAGAATATTAGTTCCCATTACCATAATACCTTCATACCAAACATCAATAGTTTTTTCAATTTTTTCAAAATTACCCTCTTCCATCATTTGCGCAGGAGGATTGAAAGTATCGTCTTTAGGTATAATTCGAGAACCACCATTATCAAGAATTTTTTTCTTATAAACTATTTTTTTTGTAGTTTTATAATTAAAATACATTAACGTACAGGTATCTCTTGAGAATACACTATTCTCATAAAATTGAGCAACATTAAAATAATCATACCAACCTTGACTATATTGAGTTATTTCCTGTAAATCTTCTTTAGTAAGACTTTGGTCAATTTTCATTAACTCACTAATTGGAAGAGTTTTAATTTCTCCCCAATAGAAACAATCTTTAAAATGAGGGTCTTCTGTATAACTATATACCACATTCGCAGGGTCAACATAAGATATTTTAACTCCTGTTCCTTGAAGGAACTCGTGCTTAGCTATAGATATACCAAGTACTGTAGCGTCATAATCTAATCTCCAACGAATATCATTATAATGGTTCTCGTCAAAAATCGTGTTTATAGCTTCTTCTTCTGCAATTTCTATCGCAGGTTTGTAGTTAAGTTGCATATATAGAGATAACTCTTCATCTGTCTCAGGAAGTTTATCAGGGTCAATTGTAAATGCATCAAATCCTGTGCTTTCTTTTATTTGATTTAAAACAGGCTTAGCAATCATCTGTCCTTCAATCATATCTTGATATTTACTCCTTTTAGATTGAGACATAGCATCTTGAGAATATGCCTTAACTTTAAATAATCTATCAGACATTCCATTTACAACAATATCAACAAATTTAGGTATAATAGGAACAGGAGTCCAATCTAAATTCAAATATGATAAATCACCATCAATAGCTAATTCATTTTTATATTTACCAACTGATTGTTCTCCTCTTGCATATAATCTTAATCTATGAAATTCTCTCCATTGTCCGTAATATCTACAATTATTTCCATCCTTACGGAACCACTCATATTGAATAGCTTGTCCTACTTGTAATCCAAATTGCTCTGATGCTTTCTCTGCATCAGTAGCTAACTGACTTGGAAAGACTGACGATGTAATATCTATTGTTACGTTTTTCATCTAATTAATTCACTATTTGTTCCATCATTCGAATACCTTGCGAAGTTAATACTTATTTTTGAATCTTTTTTCTCAGGCATATATAAATGCTTCTGATTAGCCATAATAGCTAGTCCTGAACTTATAGATGCATCAAACTTAGTTCTGTCATTTATATCAAACTTTGACCAATCTTCTAAAGTTCTAATAAATGGCATAGTGCCCATATCTCCTCCATCCCTATAATCTCCTGTGAAATCTATTCCAATATATTTTTCTATATAAGATTCAATTGCAGAAGCGTGAGATTGCTTTACATCTTCAGATGTGTTAGGTATTCCTCCAAGTTCTCGTTCTGTTTTTGATAATTTATTATATTGTTTGTCAGGTCTATTTAGACAATAATGTCTATAACCTCTATTTTTAAAATGATATAAAAGCCTAGGTTTATTATTTTCAATTAAAATTGGCATACCATAAAAAACACAAGCCATCAATACTTCTTCAAAAAATATTTCAGCAGTTTGAGGTCTAGCAATGTATTCTAAGAAAAATTCATTTGAAGGAGCATCATCCATATTGAATTTAGTAAGTCCGTGTAAAGAACCATTAGACCCTCTTCCTCCTACTACTGCTGATATATCATAAGAGTCACAACCAAACGACCCAATATGTTCATTACCGGGATACTTCATTCCGTTCCTTGTGTGAACATTATTCTGCAGATGTTTTGCAGGTGTCCAACTTACTAAAAATCTACCTCTTGAATCAGGTGTAAAAATAACTTGAGTATCTTTCATACCATCTCTCCAATGAAAAGACCCACGAGTAATAAAATGTTCTTTTATAAGATTATCATTATAATCAATCTGTTGGTATATTTTTGTAAGATTAAACAAAGACTGCTTACTTTCATCTCTAAATGCGTGAGATTCTGTTCTTGGAAACTGACGATAAAATTCATTTAAAGCATCAGCATCATTCTTAAGAGAATCAACCTCCGCACTCCAATAGTCAATAGCTCCGTTTTTAATCATCATACCATCAACCCCTTTAATAGGTTCTTCAGGTTTTTTAAATACAGGCATACCATACAAATCTATAAACCCCTCCATATTCCATTCCATAGGAATAAATAATCTGTAAAGTCCTGATTTAGTTTGACCATTTGCATTACGATGTTTTACATCTGAATCTTCAAACATATCCTTATAGTTCTGACCTCCTTTAGATAATGCATTTGAGGTTGAGCCCATCATACACTTTCCAATAATTTTAGAACCCAATCTCAAACAAGTCTTAGTTACCCTCCAATTATTTTGTATATTATTGGGCTTTAGCCATTTAGCACTCTCATCGTGAGCTAAAAATAATAATTTTTCTCCATCGTAAGAGTTCTCTTCTGTATTCTTCCAATCTATTGAGGTATCTAACCCTTCTATAGTTTCAGCCTCAGTGTCAAACATATTCTTTTTTGTAATCTTAGACGCAGGTACCCTAAAAGACAACTCTGTCTTTGGTTTATCCATACCATCCATAATAGGTTTAAAGAAGAAAGGCAGTCTGCTATTAATAGGAACTACTTTATCAGTAAACATTTTTTTAGCATCAGCCCCTGTTTTTGATAATATACCAATCCTTGCATCTCTAGCAAGAGTTCCTATATTCACACATTCAGATGATGACATAAAAGAGAATCCTGAACGTCTAATTTTTAAATATATCATTCCAAAACTTCTATTGTCAGCTTTACAAGCTTCCCAAAAAATCCAATAAATTCTATTTGCTTCACGAAAGTCAGGATAACCAATATCAATACTTGACCATTGTAGATACATATAATGAGAACCCGTAATGTAAGTAGGTACGCCATTATTCATAAACCAATATCCTTTTTCCCTATAATCAAACTCTTGCTCAATATAATCTACCCATCTGTTTTTAAATTCAGACGGCATTTCATTCCATTGAAAGATTGATTGTATTCTTGAGAGTTGTTTAGGCATTGACTCTCTCTCCCAATATTGTTCTGTTTTAGAGGTACTTCTTTTAAAACATTCTTTTGGAGCTTTAGGTAATGCAATATAAAGACCTGAGATATTAACTATCTCACCTATTTCACCGGTCTTTGATATTATTACAATATCATATTGCTCGTTATAACCGTATAACCAAGACTTATTGCCATTCTTCTTAGTAATAGAATGGGATGGTATATAGTCTTTAACTATAGTATAGATATTATTTTGACCTTCTTTCTGCAAACCCTTGTTTTGTATCTATTTTACTTTCTCCTTTTTCTGCTATTTCAAGATTATTTTTCTCAGTTTCTATTCTATTAAGAATCTCAAAAGCATCAAATATAGCTAATTTTTTTGTAGCTGCTGCATTTTTTAATTTATCTGCAGCCAAATCATCTCCTTCTACATCAGGATTTAAAATTGACTCTTCGGCAACTTTAATAAGTTCTAATACCGCTTTATGACCGGCAGCAATTATTTTTAGTTTTGTTTCTTTAGCTGTCATAATACTATCTATAAAACATTACATAAACCATTCTACCTTCTTTCCAACCTGTATTTGGATATTTACTATGAAAATAATTAGAAGGATACATAAGTGCACGATTGGGTTTATACCCTACTACAGAATGTAAATCCCAATTATCTAAGTTGTTTGCTTCCTCTGAAAGAAACCTATCTGCCTCTTCATTAGAAACATCTAAAGGCATCTCGTAACCTACCTCTTTGTGTCTCCAAAAAGCGGTTCCGTGTAGCCCTTCTTTTGTTGATGGAGATATATATAGAACTAGCGCTCTTTCGGGTCTAATATCGCCTACTTTTGAGTCTGCGTGTATTCTCCAATCGGTATCAAACTCTTCTGTCGCTACCCTGAAGAAACCTAATAAACATTCTCTATGTACACCATCTATTGCAGATAGTTTTTCTAATATCATTTCATCAAAGTCCTTATCGCTATATTGCACCCAAAAATGTTTATCTCCTACTTCTACATCTTGAAATTTATTATTTAACAACCTATGGTAGGTAGAGTAATAAATAGGTTCTTCTAAAAAATCATCTACAATATTTATCATAGCTTAATTGTTATTTGGTGGTCATACATACGATATAGCTTTTCTCCTTCAACAGTAAACTCATATTCACTATCAGGAGAAAAACAAACATAATCGTCTTTTTTAATTCCTTTACTTAAAAGGTATTCATTTGGATAAACCATCTGACCCATCAAAGGTTCTTCTGCGCAAAATTTCTCTATGTAATAATCTGTAGCCGCAATTGGTCTAACAAAACAATACTTATCATAAGTATTCCAAACTGAATCTTTTTTATATAAAAAGAATTGGTCTGTTTCGATAAAAAACAAATCATCTTTAAAAAAACTTTTTCCGCTTTTTTGACGACCCTTCATATCGTTATAATACTTAAATGCATTATGATGCACAAGAAGAGTATCTCCTATTGATATAGGACCTGAATAACCTATAGGAAGTTCAACAACACTTGCATATCTATTAGAGGATTTATGGTCTTCTTCCGAAGTGCTAATGATAAAATTATTTACCCCTATATCTCTCGTATTATCATATCGTTTTCCGTTTATAGGTTTTACTATAAAATAAAATGGTGATTTCATTAAAAGTCTATATTAAATTCGATTGAAATTGGAACTGTAAAGGTAAACTCTTTCCAAAGAACTACCTCTTCTTTTTTATTAATAATGTAAATTAATATATTTCCTGTTTCTAATTGTCGTTTAATATGATGAATTTCGTGAGAATCTCCAAGTATTTTTTGACCTACCAAGTAGTGCATAGCACCATTTTTATAGTCAGGTCCGATTGATATTTTTCTAATATCCATTTGATTTAATTTTATTTTAATATTTCTGCAACATAACCAAGTTCTTCATAATTTGCTTTAGAATATATTTCTGCACTTGATAAATCTTGCATTTGTTTTTCTTTTAACTCTACAGTTATATTTGACATTGGTACATTGGTTAGTAATACGTTTGCACCATTATCATAGGCTTCTTTATTATCGTATGTATATGATGCAATCTCTAATGTTGTACCATTTGGTCTTGCTCCATATTCTAAACGAACATAAACACTTTTTAACTCAATATTTGTACCTTGAATTAAGATATTTTTTTCTGCCGTAGCACTTACTAATAGTCCCATTTTTTTTGTTTTATATTGATGTTATTGTTTCCCAAGTTGTTGCGCCAAAAACGCATAATTTATTTATTGTGGTGTCAAATACAACCAATCCAAGTGCGGGCGTTGTAATTGCATTTTTTTGTGTTGTTGTCATTCTTGGCGGTAAAAAACCTTGTGTTGTACTGTCGATTCTTAATTTAGCTGAAACGCTTGAAGTTGGATTTGTAGTATCAGTAATAATGACAGTTCCATTTGCAAGAGTATAAATTGGAAAATCTCCCTCACTACCAATAAATAATCTATTGCTACTATTAACTCCAATAGCATTATTATTAACTGCTAAACCTATATATACATAATCATTATAAGCAAAAGATATTCTTTGCTGAGAACCTTTTACGGAAAATGTTCCTGCGCCATTAATTTGTAGTAAATCTGCCGTGTCCGCACTATTCCTAACCCTTAAAGCTATGTCGGTTGATAATGCACCGGGCGCTTTGATTTGAAGTTTTCCGCCATTGTCAGTTGTAGTATTGATTAAAGTGTTCCCTGTTGTTGTCATTCTCATTCTTTCTACTCCATTTGAGTAAAAAGTACTAAAAAATCCACCACTTGGAATAAAAAATCTTGCTTCACCTGTATTATAATCATTTGAAAGTTGTAATCCGGCAAGTTGAAATCTATAAATTCCATTACCCCCTCCGTTTCTTCTAAAATTTAAAGTTCCATCAGTTGAACTTGTACTTGTTGCCTCTAAATAATGAAAGCCTGTATCGCTATATAAATTAAAACCTCCTCTCGCATCTAATTTTACTGCAGGAGTAACTGTCCCAATACCTAACCTCTTATTAGTATTATCCCAAAAAAAGTTAGCATTATCTTGAGCAATTGTGGTTCCGTTTGAAAATAAAACTGAGCCACTTGTTAAACTTGGTAGGTTGAATTTTCCGTTAAAAGTAGTCCAATCCGCTGAGCTCAACGCTCCTCTATTAGTAGCTGATGCCGTTGGTACATTTAAAGTTATTACAGGAGTTGTTGTTCCTGTGGCTACGGATGAACTTAAATCTGTTCCTGAAGTTCCTAAAGTTAAAGCTGCTACTGACGTAACTGTTCCTGTACTTGATATTGGTATATTTAATACATTAGATATTAAAGTAGCTGCGCCTGAACCCGTAGTTGTTAAACTTGTTATTCTATTTGTATAAGCAGTATTCCAATTTGAAGCTGAAGCTATTCGTCCATCTGCTAATGTGCCTGTCCAACCCAATGTTAGAGATACTCCTTGTAACAAAGCCGTAGAAGGCGAACCTCCTAAAGTCAATGTAACATTTGTATCATTTACTTTTGTTAAAGCCGCAGGTATTGGTAATGGAACATCAGCCCAAATCATACCTGTTCCTTTAGAAGATAAAAATTGTCCTGATACCCCCGGAGAATTAGTAGAATCATATATAGCTGCCGTTATACGTGCATTAGAGACTTTTATATCTCCTATCAATGTTATGTTATTAGTAGCTGTGTTTCCTACCGATAGAACATCAGCTAATCCCGCAGTAAAAGAAGCAGGATTTGTTATCCATCTTATACCCGATGCTGTCTTTGAAAGTACCTGTCCCACTGAACCAATACCGGCAGTATCATCTTGAATATTTCCGGGTATTATTTTTGTTGAAGTAATATTACCAAAAAGGGTTATATTTTGTGTAGCAGTATTTCCTGCATTAAGAACAGCTTGTAAATTATCAATAGGCAAATCAACCCAATTAATACTTGAAGCACCTTTACTAAGATATTGGAATGTTGTCCCTTGACTTCCGCTCGTATCCTCAATATTAGTAGGCTTGATTACAGTAGAAGTAATAGTACCTGTTAATGTAATATTCTGAGTAGCTGTATTCCCTGTGTTAAGTACCTCTTGTAAAGAAGCTGCAGGAAAGTTTGATGAGAATAATTGTAATAACTCCCCTAACGAAAAGTTTTTTGTCGCAAGAGGAGTAGGAGAAGGTATAAGTCTAGGAGCTTCTGTTCCTATCAGCCTATCGCTTAATTGTAAAGGAGTATCCGCTGAAGGATAAGTAGCTATTTTAGACATTCTATCTTATATTATTAATTATATATTCTGATTTCTATTGGGGTATTGTATAATAGATTATTATCAAAAGAAGCTGAAAGTGTATCAAAAGCACTTAATCCTATTTGATTATCATCAATATTAGTTGAAAGCAAAAATGTTTGGCTTGTAAAACCTGATACAAAAAAAGTTTTATTTATTGTGAATAATCCACTTGAATTAGCAAAATATTGCCCAACACCACCATAAGTAAACCAAACATTACCAATAGTGTTCTCTAATACAGTTGCTGTTGGAGCGCCTAAGTCATAGGTAACTAAAGTATCTCCTAAACCTTCAGCCTCTCCCCAACTATTTGGTGTTGTTCCTGTGGCAATAAAATAAGTACCTACATTATTGTTTGGAGCGCCTACATTTGAAAAATCTATTCCAATAGAAGGATTTGCAAATTGATAAGTAACCCCTATTGTCAAAATTCCACTATCTTTTCCACGCATATCACTTCCTCCACTCTGTGTTAATAAAGCTGTGAATACTTTATAAGGTTTAGCTATTAAATTAACTAAATCAGATACTAAAAAGTTCTGAGTTGCATTATTATTATTAACATCTGTTCCTAATAAAAAATCATCTAAAGTAGGAGGAGGAGTATTAGCATATGTACTAATCTTTGCCATTGTTTTAGTTTAAAGTTAATAGGTATAGAATTGTATCTATCAATCCAATCATTTCATCTATAATATTTTGCAATTCTGATGGATAGTTGTTTCTTTCAGTATCTAAAGTTGAACGCAACTCTTTTAAATGAGTTGTGGCATCTAATACTTTTGACTCAGGAATAACTATCTCAACTCTTTTATTTCTACCAAAGTATGCTTCAGTAAACTTATCAATTAAGTCAAGGATTCCATCATAATAAACATTTAATGCTTTATGTTCTGCAAATGAAGTTGTTTGAAGATGTGCAATATGCATTGCATCTCTTGATTGAAATAATGTTCCTATTAATTTTCCCGGTACCATAATTATTCTTCTTTTTGAGTTACTTCTCCTGTTTGAATATTAATTACAGCATCTGCACCATACTTTTCAATTAATTGTTTTTCGTGTGCTGAAAACTCTAATTTTAATCCTTCAATATGACTAATGATTTGTTGTTTTTGTAATTCAACATCTCCAATAGCCATTTTAGCTTTGTTAAACTCTGAGTTTAATTCTTGAATTTTTACTAATTCTTCTTGTGTTACTTGTGACATTTGATTTTTATTTAATTATTAATTTTACAAAGATATGAATTTTAAATCAGTTTTTATTTTATTTTAAAATATGTGTGAAATTCTTAAAATTTGCCCATGAGTTTTACAATGTAAAAACCCTTCTATTGCTTTTGGCGAATGTTGAAAACCATTTTTTGCATGCCAACTATCTGAACCTGTTGGACTTCTAAGGCTTTCAATAGTAATACCTGCGTAATCTTTTGAAGTCTTATGATGAACGTGGTGTGTGTATATATATCTATGCTTTGTTTCTGCCCACTCTTTACTAAATTCAACCGCCATTAATAAGGGTAAATCCGCTTGTTTAGCTCCGTCCCCGTGAGTAGTTCCAATTAGATTAGTGAAATATCGAAAACCTTTTCGGTGTGCAATACTACAATCAAAAGTTATATTTTCACAATTTTTAAAATATGTTTCAATTACTTGAGCTAAAAAAAACCCATTTGTATAATCGTGATTTGAAGGATTGAAAGCAAAGTGAACATCCGCAACCGTTATTAATATTTCTAAAATATCTACATATAATTGCTTAGCGATTAAAAAATTACTATGCCACATTCCGTCTGTATCCTGAGGAGTTCCATTTGTAGTAGTTCGCTGTGGGTTATCAATATGTAATATATCGTTACCGCCTATGAATAATATTTTATCAATATTAAACGAGTTTACCTTTTGCAATATCCCTTTCACGCCTTGTAATGCTCTTTGTACTGCAATTTGATTGTTATAAGTTTCTCCCGTTTCAAAAGATGAACAAAGTTTACCAATATGCAAATCCGCAGGGTCTATTACTAATAAATAACTTTCTTTATTTTCAATACGTTCTAATTTTATAAACTTAGGAGCATACTGTTGTAAATCTGCAATTAGTTTTTCAGTTAAATCAGAGAATAACCTTTCTTCAGGCTTCACAAATAAAGGATTTGTAACTCTAATACTTTCATTTTTAGATTTCAACCAAATCATTGGTGATGTTGTTGGGTCAACTCCTAAATTATCACAAGCATTTAAAACTCCCTGATTATTTCTTATTTTAGTAATGTATTTTCTTAAACTATCCAATTCTAAATATGTCCCGTTTGGATATATTTGTTTAGCTATTTTATTGCTACTAGGTTCGTCTAATAAATTTAAAATAATATCTGTATAATCTGACCATTGATTGTAAGCCATTTAAATAAATTTAAGTTTATTTTTCCAAATGTAATAAATAGTAATGGGTATTAACAATAAAAGTAACCACCACCAATTATTTGATTTTCTATCAATACCTTTTTTAAATGTTTTTACCTTAGCATCTTTTTTAACTTCAACCTTAATAGATGATTTTTCAGCTACTTTTATTTTAGTTGTATCTAATAAGACGTTTTTTGTTTTTTTGTATCTTAGCTTGGCGTTTTTGTACGTTATTCCATTCACAACCATAGGTAATGAATCAGATACCGGACATATCTCTACCTCATCTGTATTGGTTACAATACTAACGTGATTATCTTGAGTAGTAACAACCTCTTGTTTAGTAATTGAAGTGCTATCTACTTTTACTAAAGAATCTACTTTATCTACGTTTACCTTTCTTGCAGCACAAGATGATAAAACTAAAACAATTAATATTAATATCTTTTTCATTAACAATTCCATTTTTTTAAAGCTAATGCTTTTCTTGTTGGTTCTCCATTTGGTTTCTTCATAGCGCCCGGCATCCCTCCCATTCGGGCACAGAATGATTTTCTCCTATTAGCATCTTTACTACCTGCTTTTAATTTTGATGGAGGTGTAGTCACAGCCATTTTTAGTTTGCTTTTTGGGTTAGCAGCTCTATAACTTGCAACACCTTTAGCGTTCAAACCTCCTGTTTCTGATTTGCCTTCTTTTCTTTGCCAAGCTTCTGTCTTTGCCATTATTAAATTTTTTTAAAATATAAATCTGCTTCTGCTTTTCTTCTTAAAATTAATCCATTTAATATAATCCCATCTGCTTTTATATAATTTTGCTGAATCCAAGAACGTATATCTTTATCAGATGCCTTTGAATTAATTAATTTATATAATGTACTTGAACCACCTGTATTATAAACATAAGATACTAAGGCACTAAATTGGTTTTGATTTACAGGAACTTTAATATTTTGAGCTACAATATGTTCTCTTGGAATAAGGTCCTCAGCTAATGCTTTTACAGCATCTTCTTCTGTATGTATTTTTGATTTTTTATATGCTAATTTAACATTAGAAGCACCTTTAATAAAGTTTCCATTATCATCTCTCATTGCTCTTCCGTATCCTTCAGTCCATATTCCTATTGGGTCCATTTTAGGTTGTAACCCAATTTGTTTTAAATCACCATCGTGTAAGGATTCAAAATGTTTAATTAGATTTATTCCTTCTTTATTTGTATTCATTATTTTAAATCTGTTACATTTGATTTAATTTCTTTTGCTCTAAGAAATGCTTTTTTAAGTAATTCCCAAATATCTATTTTAAATGTAGCTTCTATATTTTCTTTAATTGATACTAATTCAATAAAGATTAAAAGTATTGAACATATTTTTGTAAACATATATTGGAATCCAAACCACTTAGAGATAAATTCATTCAACACAAATTTATCAATTACAAAAAGAAGTATTATACATATTTCATATAGTGCCATTTTAGAAATAACATTAGAAAGATTTCTACTTCTAATACTTTTCCAACCATTTAATTTTATACTTTTAAAAACACCTGTAAATGTATCAAGGACTATAGCGGTTCCAACAGAAATTAAAAGTCCTTGTATTGGAACAAATAATAGTATTAATGATGATAATATATAATTTATGTATTTCATTTTATAATTGTTTCTTTAGGTACATATTCTTTTTCTGTACAATTTAATATCCATTCAAAATCAGTTCCGGTAATTAATACTTTATCCTCATCCGTTAAAAATGTAAACCATATATCGTTTTCATCTTGAACGCAATTAAATAGTTGATAAGGTGCATATTCAACTCCTTGAATAATATTTTTTTGTTCTATTGTTAAAATATATCCTTTCATTATAATTGTCTTGATAAAGTTGTTTGAAATGCTTGAACTGCTGTATAAAAATCAGATGCTTGTGTATTTGTTAAACCATCGCCAATAGATGAAAAAGCACATTGATTTATACCATAATAAGGAGATGACATTACATCTTTATTTACTGCTCCAATCCAAACATTTGCATTATTATAATTATTATCATTAAGCATTGTTAAACCTATTTTTGTTGCATTTCTGAATACTCTATGTAAATTTGTAGCATCTTGTGTTCCAATATAAAAACCTTGAGAATTTAAATTAGTTGCAGTTACAGAACTAGTATTAAATCTTTGATATAAAGTACCGCCCAAAGATAAAATTAAATCATATGCTCTTGGATATTCATTACCCATATCTCTTCCTGTAAAAGTATTTGTTCTTGAATAATAACTATAATGTAAAGATGATAAAGCATTAGTATTAAAACTTGTATTCATATAAGCATTAGTACCATTAGGAGTTACTCCAGTACTAGCAAAAGTCCAACCGCCTGCAAATGTTCCTGTAAAACTTGAACTAACTAAATTCTGAGCACAAGATGCAGCACTTGAACCAACCATTGGATAAATAGCTTTCATTAAAGACCATAAACCTTTTGCTTTTAAATCAGATACTAATTGATTAATAGCAGCTTTTTCTGTTGCGGTTAATGAACCACCGGCAGCAGTTACTCTGCTATAAAAAGCTAAAGCATTAGGGTCAGTTCTTACCTTGCTATTAATATTTGAGCCTATACTATTTGATATAGATATTTGCATATTACCAAAGAGCTACAATGTTAGATGCGGTTGTTCCTGTTGCAAAAACTTTAATTACATTAACAGGGAAAAATGTTCCGCTTTGAACGTTTATAAATGTAATTGTATCATTACCACTTGTAATTACTTTTACATCACCTGTTGTTCCTACATAAAGTACACACCCTTGATTTCCTAAACCTGTTTGTGAAGATTGTTGGTAAATAGAAAATGATTTACCTCCTAATAGAAAAATATTAGAGTTTAATGTAAGTTGAGTTTCACTTTGAACAGATACTACTGTAGCAGATGTTCCGTCTGATATATTATAAACAACATCTCCTGCTTGAACATTATCAGTAATAAAAGTAGCTGTAATAGATATTAATAAATTTGTTCCTGTAGATGTATTAACTCCTGAGTGAACTAAATTAATAGAAGGAATATTTGTAGAATCAGACGGTAATACTATTAATGCTCTTGATGCTTGTAATTTTTGAGTTGCCATATTAATTTTTATAAAATATTTTGTTTATTAACAAATTAGGGTTGTTTAATTTTTTTTGTCTTTTTTTACATCCGCAATCTTTTATACCTAAAAGATTATTTACTATTTCAACTAACTTTTTAATTCCTATTGCTATAGTAATTTTTTCTATTGTATCTCCGAATCCTTTTGATTTCATTTTGTAAAGGTATTAAATTTTATTAAACTTTTGTAACTCTATTACCCATACCCACTCTTGACTTCTCTGCTTTCTTAGCAGCTAATTTAGAAGGAGATATTTGCGATATGGTTTTTGGTGTTTTTGAAGATACTTTTATTTTTGGTCTGCAGTATTCATTACTACCTCCCGAACCACACGCTTTACCTGTGCGAGTATCTGTCCATTTTTCTTTATCCCATCTTTTTAAAGATGAGCCTGCTTCAGTTTTTCTAACAATACCCGAACCCTTTCTACATTTAGCAATAGCTTGAGAAGCTCTTGCCGATGGAAATACATCATACTGTGCTTTTACTTTTTTATAACAAGCATCTTTTGGCATTACTTTTTTGTTTTTTTGTGAGCACTATCTTTCATAACTTTGCCATTAGGCATTACATGAGTACCTACATTTCCTTTTAAAAACTTCATCTTACCATCTAATGATTTCTTAGACTCGTATTGTTTTGCTTTATCTTTTTTCATAAGTATTTTATTTATAAAAAAATCCTGCTCTGCCTAGTATTAGGAAGAGCAAGACAATTAAATTTTTATGCAGAAAAATCTCTACTTTTATGTCCCGGTCCTTCAACTTCAGGAGCAGGAACATTTAATACAACTTCTAATTCGGATACTACTGTTTCATTAACTGCTTCATCAGCAATAATATCTTCAATAGCTACTTCTTTTTTTGACTTTGCCATTTTTATTAAATTTAATAATTAACAATAAGGATTTGTACCCTTCATACCTTTTCCTGATGCAGCTTTCGTAACCTTATTAGTTGCTCCACCACCTTTACCGTTCATACCACCGATTTCTTTTATTAAACCGTTAGTACCATTTCCACCGGTGCTTGGCATCTGCATACGAGATGAACCCGGTAAATTCGGAGTGTCTTTTTCTTTAGCCATCTTAATAACCTTTTTTCATAGTACCTTTAATAGCTCCTTTAATAGCACCTTTGATTGCAGGTTTTGCTGCTGCCATTGGCATTTGCATTTTTGATGATGCAGGTAATTTTGGTGTTGATTTTGCTTTCGCCATTTTTATTTAGTGTTTGTGTTAATAATTATTTTTCTGTTGTTGAAGCAAATGAAGCCAATCCATATAATGTCCCTCCTGCTACAGATTTTTTCTCTTTACTTCTTGCTATTCTTGCCGCATTAAGTTTTGCATTTGAAGCGTTAATAGTTGCTTGTCTTGTAATATTTCTATTATTAATATCTGATAATGCTGATTTTAAATCAGTAATAGGTTGCGTTGGGTCAGGAGTTTCTGCTAATGGAGTATCTTTCCTCTCTTGTTTTGTTTTTAATTGCATAACTATTGTTGTTGAGATTTATCAGATGGAATCATTTTTTGAATTTGCTGAATAGCAGTATCTGCAGTTGCTTGATACTTATTTATTGGTTGAGCAGTTACCATATTATTTGCAGGTTGTAATCCTGAGCTAACAGGTTGTGGTTCGGGAGTTGCTGCTAATGGAGTATCAGGTCTTTGCATTGTTATTTGATTTTTAATTAATAACTTTGTACAAATGTATAAAAAAAAAATTAAATGAAATCAAATCAAGATGATTACTTAAAATATTGGAGAGTAATTCGCCAATTCGTAAAAATAAAATACGGACTAACCCAAGCTGACTTAGATATGTTATTATTTTTATACTCTGAAAAGTATTTTGGAAGAGATAAATTTGATGAGTTTGACAACCTTTTAGGTTGGGATGTTACAAGATTCCAAAGATTAGTAAAAGAAGAATGGATTGTAAGATTTAGAAATAGAGTCGGTAAAAGAAAAGCTCTTTATCAATTAACAATAAAAACAAATAGAATGATTCAGTCTATATATAGGAAACTAAGCGGGGAAGAAATCCCCGTTAGTAATTCCTATAATAAAATGTTTCATAAAAATGTATCATACTCAGATAAAGTTTACCGTGATATGATTATTGAAATGAATAAACTTATAAAACAACAACGACATCTCTCTCCTGAATAATCGTATATTGCTTGTCATCAATTAACATTGTAAATCCGTGAGCTTTATCGTAGTATATGTCATCATCTTTCTTGATGTTTGGAACATCAGTTCCTGCCTCTATTACTAAGCCACGTTTGTAACGCATTTGATTCATATCCTCTCCTGAGAGAAATAATCCTGACTCTGTTTTCAATTCTTCATCAATGGTCTTGATGACTATGTATTTCCCGATGGGTTGTAATGCCATAATTTCTCTTTTATTAGTTTTATTACTTCTCTTACTTTTTCGGCTCTCTCATAATCTTTTTCAATTATATGTCTTGCCTTTATTCTTTCTAAAGAATATAATATATCTTTAAGATTGCTCATAACTTCTAGCTAAAGTAATTATAGCATTAGTACTCAATATTGTTACAGCTACACTAACTGCGTTTTGTAAAGCACTTCTAGTTACTTTCAATGGGTCAATTACTCCCATCTTAATCAGGTCTCCATACTGTCTTGTCTTCAAGTTGTAACCTTGCCCTTCAGCAATACCATCTTTATAAATATCCTCTGCTTTCAATCCTGCATTTGAAAGTATCTGTAAGAATGGAGACATAAGCGCTGTTTTTAAAATCATCACAGCCGCATTATGCTCAGGACTTTTAGCCTCATCAATCTGCAAAGCAGCTGATTCTTCAAGTAAAGCCTTTCCTGCTCCCGGTAATATCCCTTCCTCGAGTGCAGAACGTACTGCGCAAACAGCATCATCAACCCTGTCATACAACTCTTTTTGCTCTAAATCAGTTTGTCCACCTACGAAAATAACACCTATTCCACCCGTTAAAGAGGCGATTCTCTCCAAAATAAAGTCTTTATCGTGCTTTTTTGTGGCTATTTTATGGGCATCCCATAACTGATTTACCCTTTCCTCAATAACTTTTTGGTCTAATTTCAAATCTGATTTTATAATAACAGTCTTATCTTTACTAACAATTATTTTAGATGCGTGTCCAAGGTCTCCGTAATTAATAATACTTAAGTCATCACCTGTCTTTTCACTAAAATAAGTAGCACCAACACTAATTGCAATATCCTGCATAAGCTCGTGTTGTTTATAACCAAAACTAGGAGGAGGAACTGCACATACTTTAATATTTCCTTTCATTACATTTGCAGCTAAACTATTAATTAAGTTTGCTCCACAAGGCGAAATGATTAGTAATTTTTTACCTTCACTAACAATTGGTTTAAGTACGCTCTCAATCTGAAGTATATTTGTAATCTCCATATCAGCAACTAAAACCATAGTATCCTCAAATACGCACTCGTCTTTTTTGGAATCATTAATAAACATTGGACTTAAATATCCCCTATCAAATTTCAATCCCATTGTGGTCTCTGCATAAGTCTCATCATTTTGACTTTTCTCTACCGTAACAATACCCGTCTTTCCAACATCTTTATATACCTCAGATATTATTTTCCCTATCTCTCTATCATTATTTGCAGATATACTTGCTACATCAACCAACATTGAACTTGTAACTCTCTTACTACGTCTTCGTAACTTATCCACCACTTTATCGCTTATCTCCACCATACATCTTAATACCTCAGTACGGTTTAAATCGTCACCTATATGCTCAAGTCCACTCAATACCAATCCCTCAGTAAGAACAATAGCAGTACTCGTTCCATCTCCCGCAGAAGTAGCAGTCTTCTCAGCAGCCTCTTTCATCATCTTAACCGCAAGGTTCTCCGAAGGGTCAAGCAAATCAATCGACTTTGCAACTGTTACCCCATCTTTAGTAACAGTAATGCCGTGAGTGTGATTTGGACTCTCAATCAACACAGGATTACCTCCCGGACCTAATGTAGCCTTTACAGCTTTAGACATTTTTATAACTCCACTAACTAATTTTTTCCTTCCTTCTGCTCCAAATTGCAAATCTTTAGGAGAATAACCTTGATTTTCTAACATTTTATTTGATTTTTAATTGATATGCGCAAATATAATACAATAAATTATAATTAAACCCATATTTAGAAAAAAAATTGATAAAAGGTTTTTATTATGTCGAATGTCGATTTTAGTATTCCCTATATATATATATATAATTTACCTTTATATATTTTTTTCCCCACTATATTCTCTTCTTTTTTTCGACATTATCGACATTAAAGAAATAAAGTATTAATAATCAAATAGTTATAAAAATCAAATCGTCGCAAAAACGTCGTAAAATATAACCAAAAATGTCGATTATTAATAAAAAAGAACAGAGCATCACTAATGACACTCTGTTGATTGTCGGTTTTGACTAATCACAGTCAGAACAATCTCCCATATCAGACATCATTTCTCCCATAGAAGTTCCTCTAGCCACAATAAAAATCTTTTCAGCTACCTTAATAGCCTTCTTCATCTGAGCAATTTGTGCAATACCGGTTTGTCCATCAGGTCTGTCGTTAATCAACATACCATCCTTTACAGTTAATCCACTAAAACCATTCGAAGTCTTTTGCTGATAAATACTGTTCCTTAAATTTAAAGGCTGTTTCATTTTTTTTTACTTTTAAAAGTTCACAACAAAGATATAATTTTTATTAGATAATAGTAGTAGTTGGGCTATACCCCCATTTGACGTCAACTGACCCTAACCGAAAGTCGATATTATTTTTGGGGGGTGGGTCTTCATTTAAAAAAGTTCGCCCCGATTTTTTGGCTTTTTGGTTGCGGACTTTGTCCCTGTCCCCGTCTCAATCTATTGCACCCGCCCCCGCCTCTCTCTATTGGTTGCACCTTTGCCCCGTTCATTGGTTGCACCACGCCCCGTTCATTGGTTGCACCACGCCCCGTTCATTGGTTGCACCACGCCCCGAAATATCGACGCTCTTAGCCGACAACAAACGACAACAAACGTTTACAAACAGATATATTATTTAGAAACATTATAAATAACGTAAATTTTTTCACGCATAAAAACTTAAAAAACTCAATGTTTATAAGGGCTAAGGCTATAAAATAGGGGGCTTTCCCTCTCCCTCATTATTTAGAAAGCTTATAAATTACGTTTTTTTCTATCCATAACAATTTGATTTTCAACAACTTAAAAAATACTTTTAAAAAAAAATAAAAAAAGTATTGTTTATTAATATAATTGTAATATATTTGTAAAAGAATTACAAACGAATTGTAATTTTAGGTAATAATACCGATAAACAAATAAATATAAAACGCTATGAAAACTAAAGAATTGACAATCGAATTTTTTCAAAAAAACGGGGTTACTGTAGTAACTAAATTTAACCTAAATGTTGATGCAAAAAATAGCCTTATAATTGGAACGGCTATAAATGAATTATTCACGCTTCAAAACAATTACAGAAAAGCTAATTTAAGACTTTTTAAAACTAGCGAGCCTGTATTGTTTAAAGTAAGTAACGAAAACGAAACGCTTTTAAATGTTGGTTTGTGTTCCCGAGCTATTCAGGACAAATTAAAATTTAATAAGACGGCAAAAAGTATGAGCCGATTTGCTAAGCGTGTTAATTTAGCTGTTACAGAACTTCAAAGAGCCATTAAAGTTATTGATTATGCGGATGTCGAAAACGCTATTTTATCAATAATTGATTAATTAACTAAAGGTTTGCGGCTTTATCCTTAAAAGTCGTTCCTCTTTAATTGCAAAGGTTTGACGTACCGAAGAGGCTTAAGGCTATTGTATAGCTACTAATTTGCAATATTATATATTTTCGGGCTTCAAAAAATTAGCCTATATAGTAGCTCTAAAGTACTATAAAACCATACAATAATAGTTGTAGTGTGGTAGAAAATAGAAACTCTTTGACATATTGACAAAAATTTCAATCCAATACCTTAAAAAAGTATTGTATTGACATATCAGCTAATTTAACTTTTTAGGCTATTGCGTAGGCACGTGGTAAAACCAAAGGCGCAAACCGTTCAATTAAGGCGAAGCATTCCTATACACTAACGACTATCAATGTTGGTGCGCAAAATTATATAGGTTATTGAATAGGTATTGAAAAAACAAAAGATAGTAAAAAGATAAACCAACCAAGCCACGTCAATAATAGATGTGGATTTTTTATATATAACTAAATAAATGAGTTCCTTAAAACTTATAGCGAAATTCTATAAAAATAAGGTGGATTAAATAGCATAGTCATTGGAAATGATTTATAGAGTTCGATTCTCTACTATGCACAACCATAATAAAGTGGCAATTAAAATCAAATCAAATGAGAGCACGCATTCAAACAAAAGTAAATGTTGATAATGTAATTCAACAAATTGAAAATGAAATTAATTCATATTCAAAAGCGATTAAAGCTGTAATGGTATTGCACGAAGTTGCATACCAAGACGCAAAGAGAATATTACAAAGGAAAATAACAGAGCGTTTAATTTTTAAAACCAATTAAGATGAGAAATACAATCAATTTCGCATTGGCGTCAATCACGTTATTAACGGTGGACAATGCTGTAATGTGCATTGGAATAGTAGCAATAATATTAATCAATATTAAATCAATAGTAAGATGAGATTATCAGAATTAAGAATGCTTTACAGAGTATTAGATGACAACAGAGAGCGCATAGAGTATGCGCTTGAAAGTATCAAAGAGGGTTTAATTACCATTGATGATTTTGATAATGGGGATTGGTTTAAGAGTGGCAATCGTTTCTATGGTGGAGATGAGTACGTTCAAGACTATTACGGAAATGTATTAGAAAGAGGTAATGCTTTCTATTGCAACGGAGAAGATGATTGGTTCAGCGATGAGGATTCGGTTACTGTGTATGAGCATAGAAATGAGACCGCATATAGTCGTAGGTGGGCAGAGAGTAATTCTGACTTACATTTTTATCGTGGCGACTACTACGACAGCGATGCGTTAGAGTATCACAATCTTGTGTATGTTCAAGACGAGGGCGAGATATGGAACGAAGACGATGCGTACTACCACGATGGCGATGGTTGGTACTCATACCCACCTGACGAGAAAGAAGAATACGTCAGAGGTTATCACAATGGTAGCTACCAATCCAAGACCTTCGATGGTAAGTCCAAGTATCGTATAGGGTACGAGATTGAGAAAGAAGATGAAGATGTATTAGAAAGCATCAACATCCAAGACTTCGAGGAAGAGACCGACTACAAGTGGCGTAAGGAAAGAGATGGCAGTCTTAGTGATGACTGTGGCTATGAGTTAATCAGTCCTACATTCGAGTTCAACATTGATAAAATCTTTGAGCATATCGAAAGTAATGAGGTACTCGTTAGGCATATCAATGCAAAAATATCCCCGAGATGTGGTGGTCATATACACTTATCAGAGAAGGGATTGAATGGCAATCAGCTATTCGACAAGCTCAAGGGATATACCCCACTATTCTACGCCTTGTACTATGGTAGAGTTGACAAGAACTATTCCAAAGGTAAGAGTAACAGAGACCTCGAGGAAGATAACGAGAAGTACCAAGCTATCAAGATACATCACGATAGGGTTGAGTTCCGTATCATCAGTGCAGTACCTAATATCACTACACTCAAGTGGCGAACAAAGTTACTTATGATGATTTTGCAGAACCCTACTGACGACATCATTCGGGCATACTACAACGTAGATACCAAGTTCACTAAGTTACTTAAGCAAACATACTCTGATGAGAAGTTATTGATACTTAAGCAGAGGTTCATAGATTTCACAATAAAATTTGAAGGATTAAACATTAACGATAAAAAATAATAATTATGTGTTTAGCAATATTAAATACAAAGAAAGGTGGAAGACTACCTAAAAGTCAAGTTCAAAACTCTTGGGATAACAACGATATGGGTTCGGGGTTGTTATGGAACAAAGATGGCAAGTTAAATGTATTCAAGTCGTATGACTATGATGAGTACCTTGAGAAGTATAACGAGTTACGTGATGACAAGTCTATTGGCAATATCGTACTACACTTTCGTATCGCTACGAGTGGGTACAATGGAGAGCATAACCTACACCCATTCCTTGTCAATGATGACTTAGGGTTCGTACACAATGGTGTCATCAAGGGATTGGGCAACAAGACATTCTCTGATACCTACGAGTTCAATGATATGCTTAAGAAGTATAAGCATAACTTCCTTACGTGTGAGATGAGTAAGTTCTTCATATCAGAATACATAGGGTATAGTAAGTTAATCTTCTTAGATAGTAAGGATAAGTACACTATTATCAACGAGGAGTTAGGTAAGTGGTCAAGTGGTAATTGGTACTCAAATGACTCATACAAGCAATACAATGACTTCAAGTATTATGGCAATCAGAAAGTATATACCAAACCTGCTACCAAGACTGCTGATGTTAATGGTAACAAGTCAGATACTAAAGTTTACGACAAGACAACGTATTCATTCGACTACAATAAGATTGACGAGTGGGATGAAGTACCTGATGCAGACCTATTAGACTTAGACGAGTGGGATATGTACGATTACTTGTGCGACATATACGGATTAGACCCGAATGACGATGCATCATTCAACGACTTAGAAACATATATGGCGCTGAACAATGTAGATGACATCAAGGAATTATATATTTTAATATCAACAGGTAACACAATTTAAAACAATCATCTTATGGAAGACGTAACAAAATTTTATGAATGGATTTTAAAGATTAAAAACATTCACTTAGCCGACAATAAACGTATGAACAAAGCATATCAGATTGTTTATAATAATAGTATTGACTTACGTAAAAATAAAGAAAAGAAAGAATGTACACAATCTATTTAAACTATTGGGATAACAACGAGGTGCTAACAAGCACCTCTTCCCTTTACAGAGCAAAGAAACTATGCAAACGATTAGCCAACGAGTGTGGAGATAACTTCATCGTGTGGTACAAAAAACTAAAACAATGACAGAAAAAATTTATTACTTCGAGGATTGGGTATCAGATATGCTCAACTCGTCAGACTATTCAGACTACGAATTGATGTGCTTTGAAGAGCATTATCAGAACCTATTAACATTCGAAGAAAACACGGAAATATTTATTAAACACTTAAAAATCAATTAGTTATGGGTAGATATTATCAAGGAGACATCGAAGGAAAGTTTTGGTTTGCCTTACAGCCAAGTGATGCAGCAAGTAGATTTGGTGGTGAAGAAACAGAGCCAAGCTACATTAATTATCATTTTAATGAAGACCATTTGGAAGAAATTGAGAATGAAATTCAAGCCATTGAAGAAACATTAGGCGACAAAAAGGAAATCATTGATAACTTTTTTAAAGAAAAAGGTGGGTATAGTAATGACGACTTAGTGGCGTTAGGTATTACTGAAAATGAATTGCGAGATTATGCCGACTTAGGTATTGGAATACAAATACGTGATTGTGTTTTGGAAAATGGAGATTGTAACTTTGAAGCCGAATTATAATGGAAACAAAGAAACCATACCAAGTGTTTTACGATAACAATTATGTATGCACGATAACGGCTTTCAGTCCTTATGAGGCGATTGATAAAGTATTTTATATGTATGTGTGGGACTTTCCGGAGATTGATAGAAATAAATTAACAACTAATAAAAAAGATTATGATAAAAGTAACAAAAGATAATTTCGTGTGGAAAATTGTAACACATAAAGCCAAGGAGATATTATCAAGTGGAGTATTTGAATTGTATGTATTATATGATGATGATACCGAAGGTTTAATCGAGGACTTTGAGGACTTAAACTTAACACTCGAAGAAGGTAGAGATATTGGAATTGAGGTAGGACAAATTAACTTTTATTTCAAAACTTATGGAATTAAATGATTATATTTATATAGTAAATGAATACGGAAAATTCCTACGAAAAATCGTGTGGAAAGGTAAGTATAAATTCGAGTGGAATAGTGGATGGGCTAACGTAAACCAACTATCATCCAACCCCAACAAAAAAAGTAAAATTAAATTTATATTAAACTTATTATGAATATATTTAGAGTAAGTACTACAGCGTACAAGGAAGAAGATTTTTATCTACAAACAGAACTTACAGAGGAGGATATTGTAGAAGTAATTACACCTATAGTCAATGCGGAAAGAGATGGGTATGAAGATTATGATAATGAGGTGTTATTAGATGCACTAGCAAAACGCTATTCAAGAAAGAAAATAGAGTTATACGAAGAATTTAAAGAAATAATAATTTAAAAAGAGTGGAGGAATGTAAATCCTTACTTGTCGGTAATGTAGGACGTTGTAATGCCATCGGTCAATTCAGTCTCCACTCAAGAGTTTGCACTCTTCTCATAGCACTGAAATTACAATAAGACTGACTGACGTGAAAGTGCGTCATTTTTTAATAACAATATGTCAGGTAAATGATTGAAAAAACTTGACATTTAAAAACAAATAAGATTATGAAAAAATTTATTTTAGTAACAATAAGTTTTGCTTTACTAACACAAATAACACACGCATCAGAAGTGTTCTATATGATTAGTAAAAAAACAGATTTAG